TCCGCTGAACTGGACATGGAACACATTTATCCAGACATCTTCTGGATTACTGACTCCTGTTCGCTACGGTGTTCGCAATTCGATTAGAGCGATAGACGCAATAACTAGCAGTTCTGTTAAGAAGGACATCGATAAATTTGCCTATGTTGCCCGAACCAAAGGTCGCAGAGGTAGCTCCGTAGTTCTTCAAGACACAGGCGATGAGGTATTTGCTTATAGCGAAGATATGCCGTGGCAAGACCGATGGTTGGAGTGGGCAAGCTTCCTCTCTATCCAAATCGAAAAGCACCTCACTAGACATGCGATCCGAGCTGCATATCTACGTGGTCAGAAGCTCGGTTATGAAGGGGCTGAACTCTGGCAGTACGCCTCACAGGGCGGCGCTCGAACTCAGTCTATGTATAACAAGGCTGACACGGTTGGCGCTCTCCGCTCAAGAGAACTCTCGGCGATAATGCCGTTCCAAACATTCGCATTTGAAATGCTTAATACCCTCGCTGAAACAAACGTCCCAGTGCTTCGTAACTTCACAGGAAAACTTGGCGCATATGAGAGCTTCGGCGCTAACACAGCTCGCGGAAAAGCTACGACTTATGGAAGACTTAAGAATCTGGCTATTTGGTTCGCTGGAGCTGTTGCGATTAATGCAATCGCCGATCGCGCTTCCAACCGTAAACCGTGGAACATCAGTTCGTTCTTTCCTGGCTGGGCTTTGCTTAGTGGCGGAATAAACGGTCTCGGTCCCGGCAGCGCTATCCTTCCTTTGAAGTTTTCATATGACGTAACTCAAGCTGTAAAAACCTACTGGACACATGGCGATCATCGTGGCTTATCATCGATCGGATTTCGGTACTTTGGGCTTCCCGGTGGGACTCAGATAGACAAATCGTGGGCTGGCGCTGAAGCCGTACAAGAAGGTGTTGTTCGCGAGAGAGATCGGACTACGAAATTTGAAGTTGATGCTCCAGAAATGATCGGGATAAAGTTTGATATTCCGTTAGTCGGCGAAGTCAATGTTACCGACGCTAAGATTAACCCAGAGGAGTTCATAAAGACTTATGGGCAAGGTATCTGGTCAACAAATGGTGGTCAGAAATATCTCGACCAGCAGCTTGGCAGAAGTACAGAAGGGCAATCAACTTTCGGCAAAATCAGAGCTGAGTTTTACGAGTTCTTTGGACTCGACGAACTCCCCCATGATATGGGAGGCGCACAGGGCAGGATTACTAGAGACATTGAGGAGTATCTGGATGCCTACTACATAATCCCAACCGATCCAGATGTTCGTAAAGAGCGTGAACTTCCGAGCCGAGCGACACTCCGTAAGAAGAATCCAGAACTCGACGCTAGACTCTTTGCCGCTGGCAAGGTCTCAACTTTAAGCACAGGACCTAATCTAGCTGAAGCCAAGAAGATCGCTAAAGAGCTGATAGTCGAATACGGTCTACTCGAGCAGGGTGGAGGATTTTTTACTGGAAGGGGAGTCGATCAGGAGCAAGAAAATATTTTCCGTGAGTGGCTTGGCGATCGGTGGGTCGATAGCATTATTGGTGGGGCTGGTAACGCTCCTAGTTCAACGCAGCCTAAAATACGTGAAGGATACGTTCCACTACCACCAGTCACGACTCCCGCTGAGCGACAATCATCAGCGCCACGTATATCGGCTAAAGAAGGCGAACGCCTCGTCAGAAGCCAACACAAGACTCCTGCTGAGCAATGGCGCTTGGTAAGCAATTATTTAACACGAGAAAATCTCGTGGCTCTCCAAAAGATTTGGGACGGTAAAGCAATTTCCCGAGCCGAATCGTCCTCTCTCAAAGCCGTATTTGAGAAGGAACCGTTGGGGCAGACCAACTTTAGAACATGGTCTAAGCAAACGCTCAGACAGATTCAGGAGAACGCTGCTGTGCAAATGTCCCGAGAGGCTGTTACGGTATAGGAACAAGTTATGACCACTGACAACCAAGAACTTATGACTGCGGCAGAAGAATCATCTTCCTCTGGGGATTCTGGTGAAAACCAAAACCTCGAAGCTAATGATGTTCGTAATGCCGCCTCAGAGTCTTCTGGTGGCAAAAATGGTGGAGGCGCAAATTCGGAAAGCGCCAAAGATGCGACGATCGCACAGCTCAGGCAGCAGCTTTCACGCAATGCCTTACAGCAACAGATCGATCGAATTGAGACCGAAGCCGCAAGTGAATACTCAGCTGATATAACTGCCGTTTCAGATGGTGAAATGACAGCTGAGACAGCTCAGGCTCGAGCTGACGATCGGCGAAACGCTACCAGAGATAAAGTTGATGAAGTTGTAAATATTGCTCCGCAAGAAGAAGCCGTAGCTCGCCAATTGGTGAGTGATGCGCTTGTTGCTCGAGAGGGTTTTGCAATACGGCTCGCAAAAGAATTTGACGTTGATATGGAGAGTCTGATGGATGATCAGACTCTTATGAACCCAGATGAAATGCGACTCAAGGCACGAGAACTTCAACTAGACGCTCGGGATGGTAATCGCACAGGATCGCAAAGTTTCGACTCGGGACAAAAACGAGCGGCTTCACTAAATGTGAACGAAATGGATGCGATGAGTAAGGTTAGAGCTGGTCTCTAATCTCCGTCGCCTCCCAATCTTTGTGAGGTTCTAAAATTATGGCGATGACACTTGTTGAAGCTAGTAAATATAGCAACAACGTACTCCAGCGTGGCGTGATCGAGCTGATCGTAAAAGACGATCCGATTATGTCCCGCCTCCAGTTCAAAGACATCAAGGGCAATGGTCTAACGTATGACGTTGAGACCTCACTCTCTGGCGCTGACTTCTATCAGGTCGGTGACACTTGGCTCGAGTCCACCAGCACAGTAACTCAGCACACAGCACACACCAAGATTCTTGGTGGCGACGCTGATGTTGACAACTACCTTGCTGCGACTCGCTCGAACGTGCAGGACTTGATGGCAGAGCAGATCGAAGCAAAGTCGAAGGCAATTCGACATGCTTTCCTGAACACTCTGTTCTACGGCGACAACGCCACAGAAGGCGCTCGCTTCGACGGTCTCCACCAGATTCTCGACTCAGAGACCTACAACACCGTTGCGGTGGGTGGATCAGGCGCTCCAGCTGTTCTCAGCATGGCAAAACTCGAAGAAATGATCGATCTAATCCTCGACGGTAAGCCTGACATGCTTGTTATGACGAAGATGATGCGACGGTCGATCAACACGTATCTCAAGTCTGTTGGCGGTCTCACCTACGACGATTCTGCGAACAAGCGTGTCCAGACGATCCTCGGTGTACCGGTTACAGTCTCCGACTTCCTCTCGAACGACGAGTCCTGCGACAACGACTACGGGACTGGCTACGGTCACAACCCGAGCGACGGTACTTCTCTAGGCGACGATGACAATGGCACGACGATCTTTGCGCTCCAGTTTGGACCCAAAGCTCTGTGTGGTGTTCAGTCGATGCCAATTACGGTTGAAAAGTTCAAGAAGCTGGAAACCAAAGATGCAGCTCGTACCCGCATCAAGTGGTATCCATCAATCATGGTGCAGAGCATCATTTCTTGCGCGAAGCTGACTGGTCTCCAGCCAGCAGGAACAGTAACCGCCTAAACGGTCTCGCATCCCTGTGTGCGTAATCGCAGGGAGGAAGCCAACAGCCTCGATCCTTCAAAACGGGGCAAATAAATCAATAAGGAAATAAGTCCGTGGGTTTTACATACTCCGACCAAAACCAGAAGCGAACTATTCGCACTGGTAAGGCTTACAAAGCAACCGTAAATGCGGCTGTCGCTGTTGGGGACTTGCTCGCCCCAGCGAACGCAGATAACGCCAGCACTTTCAAGCTGGCTGATGACTCCGATCGAGCAAAAGCAACAACAGTTGCTCTTGAATCCTCGATAGCAGCTGCGGAAGAAATCTCCGTTGCTGACTGGGCAGAACTTCAGACTCAGGACACCATTGGAGCAGCTGGCGCTGTTACTCAGGTTTACTTCGCTGCATCTGCCGACTA